GGCGCGCACCGCGCAGCGCGGGCGCCTACGCATGAGTGAAAATCACACAAACCTACGCAAAGGGGGCCCAATTCCCAATAAAAGGGGGGTGTGTGATTCACACGAAATCCCTTAGGTGCGGCATATTGTCGCAGGGTGCATTGTTGATGAATATGGCTTGACAACCGCGCCTAACGGCGATATAATGGGGGTAATGATAGGACATTATTAGGCTCTGGGCCTAGTCCTGAACATGGAAAAGCCCCCTTAGAGATATCTGAGGGGGCTTTTTCTTTGGGGCATAGAGGAAAGAAAGAGGGAAGGATTATCCTCGCGTGGTTTATAATAATCGCAGCGAATGATGCAAATACTCGTATACCAGAAGTATAAACATAATCACAAATGCGAGTATGAGTGTGGTGGGACTAGGAGGGGGTGCCATGCTCATAGCTGATGATCCAATGGTTTGATTTCAGGGCCTATCGCCCAGAATTTCTTACGACAATACAACCTAAAGTTGTCGAAGTCTTGGCCGATAGACCATTTAAGAATAGGCGCGGCTTGAATGATGACTCCACGATTCACGATTATACCAGCGTAGAAGTGATTAGCCATAACCGCGTAGAGTTTGTTGTCTGTGTGATTCACACTCATAAATATCTCCACCATATTACATATAATATAATACCGATCGCGGCGCCGAACAGGCCACCATATATCAATGGAATCCAAAATCCGTTTACGCCGTTATCGCGATTCATCGAGTTCTATCCTTCCATTCACGAAATAGCGCGGCGTTCCTTTTAGCTTCCCGTTTCTTCATCAGTTTATCTATCTCATCTTGCACTATCTTCCGAACTTCATACGGCTCACCCTTATCCTTCAAATCCTGTTTATATCGGATTAACTCAGCAATCTTCCTGTTAATCGGTCGCTCATCTTCCTTAACGACAGAAACACGCTCTCCTTGATGGATGCGCGTCTCTTTCTGCACTCTATCCCAGTTAAATCCCGGTATTTTGCGGGCCATTTTGGTCTCCTGAAGTGTGATTCACACGGAAAAGGGTGTCGGAACGATCGCAAATGATGCGCGTCTTACTGGTCAGAGGGGGTCGCAATACTTCCGCATCGCGTCACAGAATACCATTAAACTACCACAGTTTGGTATGTGAAGTCAAGCAGGTTATGGGGGGTGCGACGATATGTCGCAGGTGAATCACTTCGTGTGAATCACACGAAATAGTTCTTGACAGGTATACTGACATATGGTAGGATAATGGTCGGTGAGTCATGCGTTTCCTCCTGCTTTCCGTGTGATTCACACGTGAAATGTGCCGTTCAGGGTCACATTTTGCTCGGGCCGGGTGTCTGTTTCCTGTCAGACGCTCGGCCCAACGGCATTTTAACTACTTTGGAGGACAAAATGAGGTCTCTATGCGACGTTAAAGGTGGTCTACATGCCGGTTATGGCCCTACTCTCGGCAGTATTGGGCCGCAGATCACTGACCATTTCACTCGCCGAATAGCTCAGGCGCTCAGTAATAAGGGTGAATTTGCACTTCGCCCGATCTTGGACACGCTCTTAGGAGCCGCACCGGGAGGCTTAGCCTCCTATTGGTACGCAGAAATCGCGGCAAGTCCCGAATTGGGCGGGGTTCGTCCTATTGTGCAGACCTATATGGTCAATCGCAATACGACCGCTTCTGACGTGACTGACATTCGTCAGGCGTTTACAATGGCGCCCAATTCCACCCCGAATCCGATCTACAACGGGGATCGGAATCCTCTCGGAACGCGGTAATAGGAAGTGATTCCTATTGAGTTGATTCTTTTCCCGTCGTGTGAGTCACACAAGGAGTTGAAAATGAAGCAAGCAGTTCAGAAGGCCCAGTATCAGTTCGACTCGGAGGGATATTTGCCGAGGATCGAGGACGAAACGGATCAGGATTTCGTCATGAGGACGGCAACGGTGCTGTTCCAAGAGGGTTTATCCTCGAACAAGCCCGAAGCTGTTCTCACACAATTCGATGAGCCAGCACCTCCGCCGATAGCGCGGACTGAGGGCGAAAGTGACGAGGACTTCGAGGCGAAGGTGAAGGCCCAAGCCGAAGAGACCGCCGCGAACAATCAAGCCAAGCGCGATGAGGGCTTTGCCAAGATCGTCGCAGATATAGAAGCCGCCAAAGAGGCTCGCAAACAGGCTCAAGAGGCTTCAAGCACATAGGCTTTCCCATGCCCAAGGTCTACAAACCAAGGGTCAAGCGGGAAAAGGCCAAGCCATCCCCCCCTGTGCCTATTCTCGCTCGTGTAGGAGACCCGTTCGTAGCACCGGATGGGTCTCTTATTGCGCCCGAATACCCGGAAGATTACTTCCCAAGAATCAAGAACGAAACCAAGATCAACCCCGTTACGTTTAAGGGGAAGAGACGTCGAAACCTCAACGAATTGCCAGCACAGCCGAATGTCTTGAATGCTTGTGGCGCGGTCATGCTCTACACGTTCTTTGGCGTAGGTGATAGAGAGATAGCCCATGCGCTTAAGTGTTCAGTACCCGAGGTTGAGGAAATTAGGGCTCATGCTGCTTATTCGGAGTATCTGGAACTTTTGGGCTCCGAAATCATCTCAGCAGAAAGTGAAAACGTTACTCATCGCATTGCCGCTTATGCGCACGGAGCACTCGACACGATTGCGCACGTATCAGCTAACGGTAAGATTGAGGGAAACCGTCTACGAGCATCGATTGACCTTATGGATCGTGGTGGATTCAATCCCAAAGCGGTCGCGGAGAAACAGATTTCTCTCAAGAACGTTCTGCGTATACAGGTACTGGACGAATTCGGTGCCGGGAAGAACGTCAATATTGAAATCGATTCAACCATAGGAGGCGATAATGGCGATAGTACCGAATTTAGCACGCCCAACGGAGCCAATGGACCCTCCATACTCGACGCCGAATAGGTCAAATGCTGGACCGCCGGCGACTGCGCGTTACGCTGGTGAGATTGTGTATGATTCCACAGCGAAAGCGTGTATTGTTGCTCTTGGCAATCCTAGTGCTCCTCAGTGGGCACCGTTCGTGTACGGCTGGCACATGGAATGAGTTGGAAAGAGTTCCATTACTGGCTGAGCGGACCGCAAGGGGCTCTTTGTTATTTTGCGGTAGGTTACTCGATCGTTGCCCTCATTTGGTTTTTAGTGTGAATCACACGAATGTCACAGAACAATTACAAATTAAGAAAAGGCACAATACAGTGGGACTTCGATCAGTCTCGCAACAAGATTCAATTCTTTGGTGGTGGTTTTGCGAACGGCAAGACCACCGCTTTGGTTATCAAAGCTCTCAAGCTGTGTGTCGAATATCCGGGTTCAAACGGGCTCCTTGGCCGTTCAACTTACCCGAAGCTGAATGACACATTGAGGAAGGTTTTCTTTCTGTGGTGTCCTCCTGATTGGATCAAGAAGATGCCAACACAGGATGACAATACTTGTTACCTCAAGAATGGGACGATCATCAATTTTCGCTACATCTCACAGAGGGGTAAGCAAAATGTTGATGGCTCAACCACATCGAATTTGCTCTCAGCGACGTATGATTGGATCGGCATCGATCAAATTGAAGATCCTGAAATCGTACATAAAGACCTTCTCGATCTTATGGGACGTCTCCGTGGACAAACACCTTACCGCCCAGAAGGACGCGAGGACGAATCCATGCCGGATTCGGGACCACGATGGCTGATGCTGTCGAGCAACCCAACAAGTAATTGGGTGTATCGTGAGATGATCAAGCCGTTACAGGTTTACAAGCGATCCGGTCGCAAGATGGATCAACTGCTTTGCAATCCGATGACCGGCGTTCCGATCATTGATTTGATCGAAGGTTCGACTTACACGAACAAAGAAAATCTCACAGACGATTTTATTCGTACTCTGGAGGCTTCGTATCGAGGCCAGATGCGCGCTCGATTCCTTGAAGGCAAGTGGGCAGCGTATGAAGGTTTGGTTTACCAAGATTATGAGGAGGAGAAGAATCTTCTTACTCGCCAGCAAGCGATGGATCATTTGTGGAGATTGCAGAGGGAGCATTACCGTGTCCAAGCAATTGAGGGATACGACTTCGGAATATCCTCTCCTTCGTGTTATCTTTTTGGATTCGTGGATGACTGGGGAAGAGTTATTGTATTGGATGGCTTCTATGAGAGAAACCTTCATTACACCAAACAGCCCGATCTCGTTCGAAAGATTAGGGCAAAATACGCTCATCTTATCAACGTGGAGGAGTCGATCAGAGCCGATCCGTCAATCTTTAAGCAAAAGGTTATTGAAAAGCACGTCGATACCGGCACTCCTATTGCACAACTTCTGGCGACTGCGGGAATGGAATGCAGACCGGCTACGAATGATATCATCACAGGAGTTGCGAAGGTTGCAGCTTACCTCGCAGAACAACCAACCCATGAGCACATCGTCACTGGAAAGTCTCCGGCACCGCTTCTGTATTTTGTCGATGATCTGGACTTTATCACCGACGAGATTACAAACTATTACTGGGACCGTACTTCGACGGGCGAACACATTGATCGACCCATCGACCGCGATGATCATGCGATGGATGCTGTTAAGTATATGCTCTCCCACCAGCCTGAGCCCGCAGAAATAGAGATTCCGCGAAGCAAACAAGTTCCCAAGTATATGTTCTGGTACGAAATGGACGATGATGGAAGAAATTCACGTCGCGCCCGGTTTTAGTGTGATTCACACATGATTGAGCGAGTTAGATCATGGTATCGAGAAAATCACACACTGGTCTTTTTTCTTCTAGGACAACTGGTGGCATTTTTGGGGATACTGGGCAGTCTGATAGCATATTCGGTAAGGCTAGAGTCAAGGGTGAGTACACTGGAGACAAGGGGAAGTCTCCAAGACGAAAAGCAAGAGTCTCGCCTAACGTCGCTGGAAAGCCAAGCAAAGGCAAACAAAGAAAGAATAGACCGAATCGTAGACGCAGTAACTAAAAAATAGGAGGAAGTCATGGCAAATGTTGGTCTGATCCTGTTGGTGTTCGCGTTTGTGATTGCGTGTGTGGCGGTGAGGCTTGCAAGCGTGAGCGGATGGAATTTGTTGCCGCTCTCTGTTGCGCTGTGGATTGCGAGCGAACTCATTGGCGGATTGGGGCGTGTAACGGGGATTCACTGAGATGTGGAGAATCCTGATTGTTTTGTTGATCCTGCCGCTAGGTGGTTGTTGGGTCAACGCAAGGGAGCCGGTTGTATACACGCAAGCTGAAATCGACGCACAGAATGCAAGGATACAGTGTCGGGCGCTTGCCAGAACAATTGTTCAGATCATACGTTGTGACGGGGGAAGGTAACATGACTGTTGATGATGTCATTTCGTCTTTGAACGTGATCAAGTATTATAATCCGAGCTATAATAGCCTGTACGATTCATTTGTCGAGCAGGCTCCGAATATTGATCTGAACCGCGATCTTGTGACCACTGCCGATGAAAATCAACAGCCGATCTATGAGACACTCGTTAATAACCAAGTTCTCCTCGCTAATTGCATTCACGATTATGCTTACAATATTATTAATCCCTTCGACTCAATAATCGTGAAGAATACAATCCGCGAGCAGATTTGCCGAGACTTGTTTGGACTTGAAGCGAACTTTTGAGTTTTCGTGTGACTCACACGGCGGGGAAAAGTTATGGCTGACAATCAAGACTATGACATGGGCGACAACGACGATCCCCAAGGCGATCTGTTCGATGTGAATGACTTTATCGATGGCAAAAAGCCTCAGGATAAGGTCAACAAAAAAGAGCCGCCGGTCTATCAGGTTTTCCCTGACTCGAAGATTCCTGTGTCGAAAGCGTTCGGGGCTCTTTGCCGCACGATGGTTGACAGTGCGTTAAAGGCGAACGAGCTTATCCATGACGCTTGGGAGCAGTGCTTTGCCTATTACAACAACCATCAAGTCAAAGTTTCGGATAGCAGCAAAGGCGTTTTCCATCGTGGTGACGTCACAGAGAACGTCGTCTATTCTAATGTTAACGTTATGCTTCCTGCTGTTTATGGTCGCGATCCTGACATTGCTGTGAACACGACAGATAAAGAGGACGAGAAGTTCGCGGAGTGTGCTCGTTCTCTCTTGAACGCTTTGCTCAAGGGTAAGAATCTTCTCAATTGCAAGCCGAAGGTCAAGAAGGCAGTTGGCATCGCTCTGATGACCAATTTCGGAGTGCTCAAATTGGATTACGTTCTCAAAACTGATTCAGTCGATTCTGTGCTGAAAGAGTTGATGGACGTCACACAAGAGATTGAGAAGGCCAAAAGCCAAAGGGCTTTGGAAAGTGCTTATGGCAAGCTCGCCGCGATTGAATCTGTTGCGAGCGTGTTCGAGCCGGGAGGACCAAAGCTGCGAAACATTATGGCAAAGAATTTGGTTGTCGATCCAGTGGCAGAGATGCCAGATGGGACCGATGCCAATTGGATGGCTGAGAGATGTTATTTTCCTACAGCATTTCTCAAGCACAAATTCACTCGCAAGGAGGAAGATGGTGACTGTTGGTATTACGTGTTCAAGCCGACGCACAAGGCGACGTTCACCGCGGGGTCACAGTCTCAGAAGGACGATGCATTTGGCCTTGTCCTCGAATCTCTTAGCGGAGAGACTTCGCTTCAAGAGAATGAGGAAGTCTCTGGATATCGGTCTTTGTATTATACTGAGTGCTGGCTATTTTGGGACAAGTCTACACGACGTACCTCCTTGTTCGCCGCTGATGATTGGACATATCCGCTTTGGATATGGGACGATTATACTAAAACAACGAGATTTTTTCCTTACTTCATTCTTGGATTCGGGCTGTCTACTGGACAGACTACTACCGTCGGTGAAGTATCCTACTACTTAGACCAGCAAGACGAGATCAATCAGATCAATCGTCAGGTTGCGAGGATCAGAAATTCGATATTCAATTTCTTCTTTTACAACTCGCACAAGCTTTCACCTGCCGATGCTGAAATCCTCATGCAAGCAGTGAAGAGGGGGTTTGTCGATGAGCAGTCTGTCATTGGCGTTAAGGTTCCAGAAGGTTCTAAGATCGGTGACGTATTTGAAGCATTGGTTCCTCCCTCACTCAACTATGAGGCACTATTCAACAAGGAACCGACGATCAATTCGATTAATCGGATATCGAATACTTCAGATGCTATTCGTGGTGTTCAATTCAAAACGAACACAAACGAAGCTTCGGTACAATCATATCAAGATGCCGCTAGGATGAGTGTGGGGGCGAAGATCGAAGTAGTTGAGGACGTTCTGGCTGATCTATGTAAAGCTCTCTTGGAGCAATGCGTTCAGAATATGAGTAAGGACGAGGTTACAACGCTTGTGGGAAGTAAGCTGGCTGAACCTTGGGTCAACATGACCCGCGACCAATACAATACGAAATTTGCTCTGGACATCGTTCCCGGTACGAGCGAGAAACCGAACTCCGTGTTTAAGAAGAAAGAAGCCATCCAAGTCGCTCAGGCCATAGGCCAATTCGCTTCGGCCGCCCCGATGACGTCGATGAAGGTTGCGCTGAGAGTTCTTGAACAAGCCTTCACCGAGGTTGTCATCAAGCCCGAGGATTGGGATTTGATGGAACAAGAAATGGTTGCGAACTTGGCTCGTGGCAACTCGACTGGGGCGCAAGCGCCACCACAGCCGGGACAGAACCAGCCGAGTGCGGCTACTGAGGGAGGCGGAGCCTCTGGTATTCCGCCTGAGTTGGCAAATCTGCCTCCTGAGGTGAAACAAAAGGTGATGCAGATGCACGCTCAGGGTGCTGCACCAGAGGAGATTGCTGCATTCTTAAAGCAGGCAGTAGCACAAACGCAAGGCGGAGGTGCGCCACCACCCACAGGTCAGCCTCCGGGGGGACCACCCCCCACAAGTCAAGTTCAGCCTATAACCCCAACGATGCAATAGGAGCAGTAAATGCCCGATCTAGATGGTGACGACAAGGTTGGTATGGACGTTATTAAGGACTCCTTGGGTTTGACCGATGAGGATTTGGCTCCGACTACGCAACTCGATTGGGGTGATGAAAGTGAAGAACCGGATCAAGGCCAACCGAACGAACCTGACGATCCTTCGTTTGAATCACACGAACAACAACGTGAACCCCAACAGAGATTTGAAGATCAGCAGTTCCGCGGTGAACCACGTCAACAGGCACCTGATCCGTTGCGCCAAAATGCGCTTAAGTTCGATCCTAGAGCGACATTCAGGCAAGATAAGAAAGGTAATCTTGTCGATTCTCGAACTGGAGAACTCATTGCACGGGCAGGGTCGGAAGCCCGTATTTATCAGCGAGTTCATAAACAGGCAACAGACTATATTCGTGCTGCAACTGGTAATATACAGAACCAGATGCAACAAGAGCGTGGAAAGCTCAACCGAGCCGTGGAGATAGGGCTCGCCTTTGAGAAAGAACTCTCTGATTTGAAGAGTACAATGAAACAGATCAATGCTTACGATCTGCCAAAAGAGGGTCTTATTGAGGCTGCGGGGTACTACAAACAAGCGCAAACCGATCCGGTGGGCGTGCTAAAAAACCTCTTGACAAGGGCGGCATTATCTGGTATAGATATATCACAGTTAGGAATGGATAACAAGTCGATCGATCCGAAAACTCTCGTGGAGCAAATTCGGAGAGAAATCCAAGCTGGTATTGCTCCTGTTCAGCAGTACACGCAACAGCAGCGTGAGGCTCAGCAAAGGCAAGAAGTAGATTCCCAATACCTCCAACAAGCGGAGAGACAAGTACAGACGTTCTTTGGAAATACGCCCGAGGCAGTTCCATACACTCACGTATTCCATGCCGTTTTACAACAACCCCGGTTTCAGCATATGTCACTGGGAGAAATTTGGGACAAGGTGCAACTTCACCTGATTCGGAATGGCGTTGATCCACGACAACCGCCAAGCCGCAGTCAGAGACAGCGACTAAGTGGCAACCCCGGAGGGCAACCTTCGCGGAGTCTACCGAATGGGCAGGGTATGGCCCCATCCGGTGGTGACAGGGGAAGAGGGTCTAACGCTGGACCTGCTCACCCCAGTATGTCATACGACGCAATCATACGAGAAGTCTTGGGCGGAGCCCGTAGATAGTTCGTGTGAGTCACACAAGGGTGAAGTCATGGTACTGGATACAATCATCCACGCAATGTTGGATCGATCGCGGGCAAAGCTTATCATGGCTTCCGCGATCAGCGGCACTGTCAGTGCCTATCTGCACGCTAAAAAGCGTGTGGTCACCGAGGATGGCGGTCCTCAGATCACTAATCCGCTGATTACCGGACTCAATCCGAACGTTCAGTCGATGCAGTATTACGATACTGTGTCGATCGATCAGACGAACGAGTTCTCGACTGTTGAATATTTCATGTCGAGAGTGGTGGGTTCGCTCATCATTTCGGATCAGGAAGAAGATGAAAACCAAGGACGGGCGGAAATCTTCAAAATCCTCAAGGGAAAAATCCAAGCCCTTGACGAATCCATTAAGCGCAAGTTCGCCACCTACCACACCTCTATCGGATCGGGCAGTGACCCGAACGGTCTTGGGAATCTTATTCCTGCTGATCCTACTGTTGGTGTGGTTGGCGGTATCAACTTAGCCAATGAGTCTCAGTGGAGGAGTTCTTCCTATGATTTCAACGGTACACTTTCGCCGGAGAACATCGAGGAAGCCTTCGATGATATCCTCGAACTCGACCTTAACCGATCGACGGACGGGCAATCTTCTCCGCGACCCACGGTTATCTTTGCCGGCAGAAACATCTACCGGATGCACAAAGCTGCGGCGAGAGACAAGCAGCAAATTCAGCTCAAGGATTCCGGCACAGGTCGCAAGCTCGTCAATCTCGGAATCTCCGGCACTACCCACAATGGGGTTCCGCTCCTTTTTGACGAGAAGTTAGCGTCGCAAGATGCTTACTTCATCAACGAGGAATATCTGACGTTGCACGTTCTTCGAGGGTGCAACATGCGGATCAAGAAGCTGTCGTCTCCTTGGAACATGGATGCCACCGGCCGCCGTGTTGTCTGGGAAGGTCAGCTTTGCACGTGGAGGCAATACCGCACCCACGCTTATCTGACCAACTCATAACGAACGCTCTGCGTTCGTGTGTGACTCACACGGAGATCGAAAATGGCTATCAACGGGATTCTCAATGGTTCAAGGCTCGCATATGTCGTCGTCAAACAAGAAGGCTCGGTCAAACGCGAGAAGCATTATTGGACCAAAGACGGAATCAAGAAGAAGCTTGTGGATGAAGATGCGGGATACCTCGTTTATTTTCCCCGTGGACACGCGATTAGGGTCAAGTCGCTTGCAATGCTTCGTCATTATCAACTCCACAAGGAGCCGAAGATCATCGAACTTAACGGTCTCAACGATCCCAATTCCCCGTTAGGGAAGATGTTCCTCTCCCAAGACCCACATCTCCGTATGGCGAGCTATCGCGAGCTTGAACAGATGGTCATTAATTTGGCCGAGGCTCGCGGCAAGGTTGAAGTCACGGATTATGTTCCCCGTGACCTCGATGAAGATGAAAGAGCAGCATAACATAGGAGAGACAGATGGGTTTTCGTGATCGATCAGGCTTCATGCAGGGGATCAATATGTATGTCCCCGGTATGCAGTGGGCAAGCTCGCTCAGTGCGAATGAAGGGAATATCGTATCTCTCGGACGGCCTCTTGCCGCCGGTGGTGCGCAGGCGATTGATATTCCGGCCAATGCGTCGGGGTATCTGGCTTCTCCGATCGTGTTCACCGACTCGCCGTATGGACGGAACCTTGTTCTTGCCGTGACCACGGCCCTGACGGGTTCAACCAGTGTGCGTATCTTCGGCGAAGATTATCTCGGCCAGCCGATGGTCGAGGATATCGTCGTCGCTGGTGGCGCGATGAAGAAGCCGTTCTATCGTGTGTTCGGTGCAAGAGGCATGCCCGGACATACGACAGCAGTGGCGCAGGTCACTGTTGCCCGTGGGGCGAACTTGCCTCTCCCGTGGAAGGGCTCGCTTGAGTGGGTGAAAGAGGCGGGCGCTTTTATCGATCTGGCGTTCGCCAAGATCGTCGCAGCGGACTTGACCGATCCTGCAACGGCAAGCACCGGCGATCCTCGTGGACAGTATATCCCCACGGCTGCGCCTGATGGTATCAAGGAGTACATCGTGTGCATGCGACCGGATACCGGCGTGAACGCCAACAATAACGGCGGTCTACACGGGATCAGGGCTTTCAACGCTTAGTGTGAGTCACACAGATGGCCAAGACAATCCGAGAGATAGTCACCGATGCTCAGGAGCTTCTTGGCGACGTGCCGGGTGCAGGCGTGCAGACCTACGGTGATGACCGTATGTTTCGCGACTGCATCCGTGCGTTCAATATGTTCCACAAGAAGTATCCGTGGGATCAGTACACTTCGTGGTCGATGGTCGATCTGGATGGAATATCCGGCAAGATCACGGAGGACACGTTTCAGCATCTGAGGGACTACGAAGATATCTTTGCAGTGTTTCCCGAAAATAGCAACTACCAAATTCCGGTCTTAGACCGACGACGCAATCCTAACATGCTCAAGGGTACGAGTGCTTTGTTCTGGACAGCATTACCGACGATTGATCCTGACTATCAGTTCAGGCGTATCCAGATCATTCCTCCTACCACGACTGGGAAGATTGTTATTTGCTGGCGTCATTATCCCCGAGAGTTTTCTGCGGATGGCAAGTTAGCTCCGTGGGAATGGGATGACGTGATGGATTTGGACGACGATATGCTCGTTCATGCCGTCGCGTGGATGACGTTATCGAGTGACGATCTTAACAGTGGGGCGGCTCAGGATCAGCAAACTCTTGCAGATGACAGGTTCCAAGAGATCACCTCGAACTTGTCACGCAGGAAGATTACCCCGGCTTCAACGGGTGGCGGGATTCCCTATAATTGGTATCCGACAAGCCCCAATCCGTAATTCGTGTGACTCACACGGAGTAAGCCTGTGGTTGCAGCTTTCAAAAAGCGGAAGCAAGCTCGCCCGTCGAGTAAGCTTGACTCATCGACCCTTCGTGGTTTCGGTGGGGGATGGAATGCAATCGATGATGACCTGTCGATGCAACCCAATTATCAAGTGTCTCTGGTCAATTTTCACAGACAATCTTCCGGAGGGCAAGCTGTGCGCTTCGGAAGCAATTTTAATTGTGACATAAAGGCTGTAAGAAATTCGCCAATTGTAGACGGTTACTATTTCAACGGTAGAAACATTATCGTTACTCAGAGCGGGAACATTCTTACAACCACCCTTGACGGAACGATCATCACTGAGATTTGGAACACTGCGATTGCCGCAGCATTGCCCGGAGCGCCTATTGCTTGGCGAACCGGAGTTACACAGGTTAGCTTTGTGCCTTTTAAAGATACCCTGATCATTCATGACGGCAAAGACAAGCCCGTTGTGATCGATTCGAATTTTGTTGTTAAGTATCTTCAAGATTTGGGTACTGGGTCGAACGTGAACGTTCCAATTGGTAAGTTCGGCTGCGTTGCGGCTAACTATCACATTGTAGCGAACACAGTTGTGACCGACACAGGTGGAAATATCACCACTCGCAATCCCACGTATATCTACATAAGCGGTAAGGGGACGAGCGGAACGTTCTATGGCGATCCGACCACGGATGCGTTGCCTGCGATCGACGTTGGTGCGTATGCTCCAGAGGGCGCAGCGGCGATCAGAGGCATAGCTGGCTTTAGAAATTATCTGCTTGTGTTCATGCAGAATATTACTTTGCAGATTAAACTGGGCAAATACAATGATGCAACGCCCCCAATACACACGCCAGAGTTTCCAGACAACCTTCCTCAGTTCGGTGTTCTGGGTAATCGTTGTATTGCTACTGTTGAAAATGATATTATGTTCTGTGGTCTTAATGGCTTGGCAAGTGCTAAACGAAATCTATACGCACCAGATTCGTTCACATCGGATTTTCTCTCTACGCAGATTGCGCCAGCGTATCGACAAATCGTCGGCGCTTTGACAGACGATCAACAAATGAACAAAGCCTTTTCAGCGTATGATAAGCTGAATAACGATTATTTATTGTTCATGCCTAATGGCAAGGTTTTGTGTTATACGTTCAACCCGCGATTAAAGATGCATGCGTGGTCTGAATTTGAGAACATGGACTGGGCTGCCGCATGGACAAGCGTGCTTGGTCGTTTGTTCCTAGCACAAGGGACCAAGGTTTTCCTTAGTGGTAATGGTACGTTTGGCGGTGAGAATTTCTACGCTGACAGGATGCTAGATCGGGATTATGTCTGGATCAATGCTGATGCTGGCGCAATGTCGGCTGGCGGATTGGTCTATGACTCAATTACAGGTGAGGTGTGGAAATGCATGACAACACACGCGAAGGTGGCTGGAATCACGTTCGCACAGGAACGGGACAACAACTCAACGATGTGGCAGTTATACGAAGGAAATCCGATCCCAATCGACTTCGAATTACCTTGGATCGATGGCAAAGATCCTATGAAATTAAAACAACTCCGCTACGTAAGTATCGCTACAAAAGGCGACGCTGAATTTACGTTCGACGTTTTTGTGGACAATCTTTATAAGGACGTCGATGGAAATGTTATCTATTCCCCCGGAATATCGATGGCTTTTGTCGGTAACGATGCCTATGGTTATGGCTTTGATGACGTGAACATTGATCCGACAACGTTGAATGAGACTGGCTATGGTATGGGCAGGCGTTCACGCGATCCGCGATTGTTTGGAATGCCCATCAAATTCAAAACTGTTAAGTTCAGGATTCATGGTCAGATCGCGAAGAAGCTTGAAATAATCAATCTATCATTTTTGTATGCCCGCAATAAAGTACGTGGTTACGTTCGCTAGTGTGAGTCACACAAATGACAACGCAATACACAAAGAACTTCGCATTGGCTCTCCCTGACTTTAGACAGGGGCCTTGGCATGATTTGATTAACGGAGACTTTACAAAGCTTGACGCCATTATATATAGCGCAATGTCGCAAGGCAATGTTGCTCCTTGGGCAAATATAACGCACTATACCGTGGGTATTACTGTTATCGATAGCGTTGATGCCTCTGTTTGGATGTGCGCGATCGATCATACTAGTGCAGCCTTGCCAACAACGTTTGCACAGGATAGAACAAATCATCCAACATATTGGGCTCGATTGCTTACTGGCTTCGCTCCAAGGGGTGAATGGACGAGAAGCACGCAGTATTTCCCATATGACTTAGCCTACGATTCTGGCCGTGGTATTATGGCTTTGTGTACTACAAAGCACATAAGTACGTCTACAGGTTCGATTGTCGATGACCAAGCATATTGGACGTTTTTGTTAGATATGTCTGATGTAGGAACTGTTACAGCTAATGCTGTTACATACTCTAATCTAGCGTCGAGCATTCCAAAGACAAATGTACAGGATGCCATTGATTATCTTGAAACGCAGATTGTGGGATTGAATAACGTAAACATTACCCAAGGAAATCAAATTACCGCAATACAAACATTAAATACCACTCAAGACGGTCGGTTAACAAGTCTAGAATCACGAATGAGTGCTGTTGAGGCTAAGAATACAACACAAGATACCTTGCTCGCTGGTCTGCGCACTGACGTAAATACTGCCCTTGCTAAGCCGCCCGGAGTACCTGCTGGTAGTATTATGTGCTTCTTCCAACAAGTTGTACCTACCGGATGGAATCAAATAAATGGTTGGAGTGATAGGGCTATACGCATATTCGATGCTAATGGCGGCGGTGGAACTGCTGGTGGTGCTATTGGTTGGAGTGGCTGTTTCGATCCGTATAGGACTACAGATGGACACGCAATAACATTAAGCGAGATGCCGTACCACGATCATGGTAGTATTCCGGCTAATAGTCCTTGGACCTCTGGCGGATTTGTCAATGCTCCTGGCTTAAATTATGTCGCTGGAGTTGGCGCTAGGACAGATGCTCAAGGTGGCAATGCTGCTCACACTCACACTATTGATATGAGAATAGCTTACATTGGTGTCTGCATAGGACAGAAACAATGAGCAAACCGATACATGAAACAGATGATATGTGTCCGCTTATGAATAAGAAGCGAAAAGTTGTTTGCCATAAGTGTGCGTTTTATCAACACGTTCGCGGTATACATCCGCAGAGTGGACAAGAGATGGATCATTGGGATTGCTCGATTGCTCTGTTACCAATGCTCATGATCGAAACTGGCAGACAGATTAACACAACAAATGCGGCTTTGGTTTCTCTGCGTAACGAGTTCGTTGAGGGTAATGACAAGCGCATAAGCACAGACATTATGCGTACCTCTGCACTTATCAGAGCGAGTCAGCAACAATGACCACAGAATATACAGAGAACTTTAGGCTCAATCTTCCTGATTTCAGGATGGGGCCTTGGCATGATCTAATTAACACTAACACAGTTACCATTGATGAGCTTTTGCTCTCAGTGCTTCAAGGCGTGGACACGCGACCTTGGACAAACAATACATTGTTCTCTGTCGGTATGACTGCGGTTGATACAGTAGATAATACGTTCTGGGTTTGTAGTGTGACTCACACGAGCGCGGCTGTGCCAACGACGTTTGCACAAGATCGCGCGGCGCATCCAACGTACTGGGCTCGCGTTGTTGTTGGTGTCGCTCCGAGAGGTGAGTGGAAGAACAGCACGCATTATTTGCCGAATGATATGGTGAGTTCTGCACCACAGGGTGTTGTGGCTGTTTGTATTACAGAGCATACGAGTTCGCCAGCACCGGCGACGATACGTACCGATCAAGCGTATTGGTCATTTATCATTGACTCTCAAGCAACACTTCATGCGAATTTCATAGTCTATGATAACACTGGATCAGGTGTTGCTGCAACGAATGTGCAGACTGCATTGGATTTAACATTTAGCAATGACGCAACGAACAAAGCGAATACGACAACGAACACGAATAATATTGCGTCACTAACAACTCGTATGACGAATAATGAAAACTTAGACACGACTCAGAGCGCAAATATTACCACGAATACTGCTAATATAGCTTCTGTTACTGGTCGAGTGGCCACGTTAGAAAACGCTGGATATATCACCGATGCTCCATATGATGACAAGCAGTATGCACGTAGAAATCATGCTTGGTCGGTCGTCGCGCCGCCAAGCGGGATATCTACGATCAACATCTCAGACACGCCACCAGCTAATCCGTTAGATAATACGTTCTGGCTTGAGAGTGATAGCGGGGCGTTGTTCGTTCGATACAATGATGGCGACGGATCGCAATGGATTGGCGTCTCTGGTGGCGGTGGTGCTACTACAGGCTATGTAGATACTGGAGATCAGCTACGTGTTGCCAAAGCTGGTGATACGATGACCGGCGATTTGCACATTAACAAATCTGCCCCGTCGATCTTTCTGGACAAGACCGATGCTGCGGGAGTGGCAATATACGGCACTGTTGCTGGGTCGATGCGCTGGAGGATGTCATTAGGCAACACCACGGCAGAGAGCGGCAGCAATGCAGGCTGCGACTTTGCCATATTGGGCTACTCAGATGCAGGCGTTTCGCTCGGAGTACCGGCGTTGCTCCTCCGTCGCGACAGCGGCAATGCCCAGTTTCTGGGTAGCGTTACTGTTGGTATAGGTGGGAGCACCGGTACGTACTACTTCGGCAACACCTCCACCAAGTATCTGAACTATGACGGCACCAACTTCAATCTGGTTGGCGGCGGCCTCATCGCGGGTAACATCAATGCCGGGCAGCTACTGGCGAGCAACAATGTCGTGTCGGCTGTCACGACCACGACAGGGGCGTACCAGTTTGGTACGTCATACACCAAGTACCTGACGTTCGACGGCACCAACTTCAATCTGGTGGGCGGCAGCCTGATCGTCGCTGCTAACATCATCGGGACTGAGTTAAAAACGCAGAGCAACACAACTGACGGTATTGTCCGGTTTGGCTCTGCGGGTACCAACTACCTCTGGTATACCGGCGGTGTTTTCACATTGAATGGTGGCGGTTTGATCATCAACAGCACTGTAACCGCCACCGGACATGCCTGCCGCGCGGGCCTGTCGGGTGCCTATAGCGGCAATTACTTCAACCTGAACCAGCCCGGTGTGGCGCTGTGGATCGACACCACCAATGTGGGCAACATCACCGTCACCTCCGACTACCGCATCAAGAAGGACGTGCTCGACCTGCCCGGCATGTGGGATACCGTGAAGGGTTTGCGCCCGATCAAGTACACGCAGGCGGAGTTTTCGCCGCCGTCGCATGTCAAGCTGAAGGTCGAAGAGGCTCTGAAGGCCCGCAAGGAAGCCGAAGAGAAAGGCGAGGCCCCGCCGCCGGTCAAACCTGACGGCGACGGTATCGAACCGATGTTCCCCGCCGATGATATCGAGCGTTGGGGCTTCATCGCGCATGAACTTCAGGCGACGCTGATCCCGACCGCAGCAACCGGCGTCAAGGACAGTCCCGATCACATTCAGTCGCCGAACCCGTTCACGATCATCGCGGCGTTGACCAAGGCCCTGCAAGAGGCCATGACGCGCATCGAAGTTCTGGAATCCAAAATTGTGTGAGTCACACGGAGTAGATCATGGGCTTTAACTTTCCGAACAATCCGGTATTCGGACAAACGTTTCAAGGTTATACTTGGGACGGTGAGAAGTGGCTCGCTCCTGTTTCGGGTGGGGGCTTGGACCCAAGTACCGGAGATGTAAGGTACGTGAATGTTACCGGCGATACCATGACCGGCGACCTGACGGTCAACAAAGCCACCCCCGCCATCAACCTTGATCGTCCAGACGGCAGCACGCCGACCGGAATCTTCGGCAAGAATAATGGTTCGATTCGTTGGCGCGTCCAGCTTGGTGACGCCTTGCCTGAAACTGGCAGCAACGTCGGATCGGCTTTCAAGATCGCGCGCTATACCGATGCCGGGGCACTGATCGACAACCCTTTGAGCATCTGGCGTGACACAGGCAACGTCTATACCAGAAGTCCGATTGTACCCGATCCGGCTGTAGGATCGTGGACCGCAGCCCAACAGCAAACCGCGCGCCAAGCCGTCTACGCCGCGCCGTTCGATGCGATGGCGTACAACGGGATGCAGGTGAACGGCGCGATGGAGGTCAGTCAGGAACTCGGTACAGCGTCGACAGTCGGGATGGGAGGGCCGTATGTCGTCGACGGGTGGAGGTTGGTGAATAATGCAACACCCGTCGTGTCGGCTTCCCAAGTAGCGGATGCTCCGCCCGGCTTGACCAACTCGGTCAAGATCGTCGTGGCGACAGGTGGAGCGATGGCCTCGGCCGATCAGATAATGCTCGCGAACTACATCGAAGGTTACCGGATAGCAAGACTGGCTTGGGGCACGGCCAATGCGCAGCCTCTTTCCATTGCCTTCTGGAGTAAAATCCATCGGCCCGGAACCTACTCCGGGTCAATCGGCAATGGACCGAACAACCGTTTTTACTCGTTCAACTTCACGCAGAACGTCGCGGATGCTTGGGAGTGCAAGACGGTCACTATTCCGGGCGATACGCTGGGCGGCGGGGTCTGGACTGGTGGCAATACACTGGGTTTCAAGGTTGCTTTCGTGATGGCTGCGGGCACTGCGCACACGGCACCTGCCAATGCTTGGGTGACTGGCGCAGGGCTCAATGGAGCCAGCGGCACCATCAACGGTGCGGCGGCAACCACCGACACGTTCCAGATCACGGGCCTCATCGTGCTTCCGGGCCTCGAACTGCCATCCGCCGCCCAGTCCCCCTTCATCATGCGGCCCTACGATCAGGAACTGCTGACGTGCCAGCGGTACTTGCAGCGGCGGAATTTCATCGCCAACCAGCTTATAGCTACCTTGCAAGCCTACAATACGACGCAGGCCAATGGTCCCCTATTTACTTTCCCAGTCGAAATGCGGGTCAACCCTCTCGTGAGCACCTCCGGCAGCGCGCATTTCACCCTTCAAGCCGCAGGTGGTGGCGGTGCTGTTGCGGGGGGAGCAACCATTCAAGCGGTAACAAATAGTGCGTGGACGAGCAGCATCACCGCCAGCGGCCTGATCGCGGGCAACGCCGTAGCTTTGTACGCCAATCAATCATCGTGGATGCAATTCGATGCGAGGCTCTAGATGAGCAAAGATTTGGAACTCAGAATGTATAAGCCGCACGATATTCCGCGTTGTGTTCACTTACTCATGAACGCTATTCCTCAATTGCCAAATTATCGGTGGATCACACCGGACGAAGGGAGAATACGGTATGTCCTCGAACATAATATCGATAATGCCGCAGCCTTCGCAGGATGGGTGTTGTGTGACTCACACGACGTTGTTTACGGATTTGGCGGAGCTTGGTGCGTTTGCAGTCTCATGTCCTATGATTTTGTGGCTGACGACATATTCTTATGGGTTGAGCCTGAGTACAGAACTTATAAGAACACATCAAAACTCTTTCACGCCTATGTCGAATGGGCCAAGGGAAAGGGAGCAAAACTTATCCGAGCCTCGCATACGGGTGGTAGCTTTCCCAAAGGTTCGAAAGAAGCCGAACTGTTTAATGCTATTCTAGAGAGACAAGGATTCAAGGAAGTTGGTGCAATCTTTCACTGGTCAGGATATGGAGAAAACTGATGTCTGGTTCGAGCCCCCCTCCCGATAACTCACTGGCAGTTGAGCAGCAGAGAGAGCAAGCTGCGAGAGAGAAGGAAGAACGTGATGCGGCTGCGGCAGCGCAGCACAAGACAGAACTTGCAACGCTGCGTGGCAATGCTCGTACCGCCGCAGGTGGGGACGTGAGAAACTACTTCACGTCTCAGGGACTTGATCCCAGTGGATACGGTGGTTCGATCGATGCGCAGTTGAACAACATTCTTAACAGCATATCGCCAACAGAAGAGAACCCCGGTGCAGCGTTTAGTGGTGCCGGTCAAACCATCTGGGACACGCTGCAAACAGGTGCCCGTGCCAAAGCCCAGAAGGATATCAATCAATACTTCGCGCCGAACTTCGAGACGTCGAAGGCCCCAACTACATTGGACGATCCTTATTGGAAGGGTTATGCAGAGGAGCAATATTCCGATGCTGACGCCATCATCAGAAACATGCTTGATCGCGGTGTGCTTACCACTAGCGGATACGGAGCAGCGAAAGCTGATCTTGATAAACAACGTTCCGGGGTTAACACTCGACTCGATCTGGTCGGAAACGACCTCATTGGAAAGGAACAGGGAACACTTAGTGGCATTGCCAACAAAGCTCGGCAAACAGCCAGCAATCTTCAATTGGGTACGGACTTCGATCCCGGCCAATATAAGACCGAGGCGGACACCGAGTTCACAAACTTCCTCAATACACTGGGTGACAAGATTCGCGCAGGAGCGCCCGGACAACTCTTTACAACTGCTGGACTTGCAGCTATCGGTGGCGCTGGTCAGGGTGCCGGAAATACGGCATTCAATCCGGCGGCAGCTTCGGGAGTTTCTACCGATGACACCACAGATGATAAGAATAAAACTCAGTCCACGAATCCGAACACTATTTTCTGATGATCGTGTGAATCACACAGAGAATAGGAGGCTATCATGGAAATGCTAGGTGCAATTACTGGTCTAATCGGGGCAGGGTTGCAAGCCCAAGCCCAACACGACCAGTTGATGTTCCAGTATGCCCATTTCAATTGGGAAAAGGAACGAGCGGCGACGCAGGACAGGTTTGCCTCTGCATCACGCAGTGATCAGTACGGGAACGTGACCGGATACGATCCCATATTGAATAAGTGGAGTGTCACTTTGGCTCCAACTCAGAAAGAGATTTCTGACGCGAAGCAGAAGGAAGAACTCTTACAACTCACGAAAGATGCTCCTGCGGCTCGAAAGATCAAAGAGCAAATACAGGCCCGATCAAAAGAAGCGGTCGAGCCTTATCTCAGAGCCGCAGCGGGATATCAATACGACCAGCCACTGCCGGAGGCTGCACTACGAAGTGATCTCACTGCGCTGACAGCTATCAGCGATCAGGCGAGAGCTAAGGCTAATCAGGGTCAGGTTATGCGACAGGCAGCACGTCTGGGTCGGGGTGCTGATGCGCAGAGCATTATTCAGGCCACAGACCAAAGCCTTGGCAATGCAGACACTATGAACGCGAGAATGCTGAGTGCCAGACAAGACGCGATGAAAGAGTTCGCGGCTCGGACGGCTCTACATGAAGAACAGTGGGGTAAACCTATGGCAACATGGGCAAGCCTCATGTCTCAGGGCGGAGATATCCCCGGTATCCCGAAGAGTGCGCTGACCGACACTACAGGCCAGCAGCAACAAGCTATGTTGAATGCGTTCAACCAAGGTACAAGTCGAGTGGGAAGCGCATTCGATCAACTCGCTAACGCTGCAGGCAAGTCGCCCGATCTGAGTGGCGTTGCGAAGGCTCTTGCCAGCATCAAGATGGGCAAGGGTGGCTCTGGCAGTGGAAAGATGGACGACGGCTCCGGTGGTACTTGGATCACCGATGGCTCAGGCGACTATCAGGTTCCGAGCAACACGTTTAGTTTCTCGGGATTCGGAAGTGCTCCATTTGATTCTGGTCGCAATGAGTGGGGTACGTCAGGCGACGGCGATACATTCTAATGTGTGATTCACACGGAGAGTAAAATGTCTGGACCCAATGCACCTCCAATCAATCCGGCTATGATTCAACAAGTGTTGCAGAATCCGCAGGCGATGCAGATGTTGCAGCAGATTGCACCGCAACTGATGGGTGGAGGTGGTGGTGGACTGCCTGATAGTGGACCGCCTCCTCCCGGTGGACAAACTGCACCTCCACCAACACCGGAACCCTCGATGACTCCTCCGGGAGTAGGTGGGCCTCCGGGTGGTGGGGCTCCTCCAGCAGCGATGCTCCAAGCGTTACAAGAACGTATGCAAGGAGGCTGATATGGCTGAGGAAGATGATTGGGCAGACGAATACGATCCCACAAATCCTGATGGGCCAGAGCCTAAGGATATGTCTAGGCTTCCTCATGACGAAGGGAGAACGAAAGGAGTTCCATTACCGACGCCGAGGCCAGTTTTGCCTGCGACAGGTGGGCTGGAGTTACTTGCTGAGAGGCGTGGACCTGTGGCTATGGAACATGTGTACGAGTCGCCTCGTTTGGAAGATATACCTCTAGACATGCGGCAATTTGTCGGAGTCAATTCTCCTAGCGTTACGAGACATCCAGATTGGCCTGTACTCAACGAACCTGATGCTTTTACAGACCCAATATTCAAGGATATGACACCAGAACAAAATCAAGCGTTAACCAGTGTTCTGGTTGGAATGCTCCCTATTCGTAGACCCGTTGATCCAAATGAGAGTGGAATAGACTGGGGGAAGGCAAGACAAGGTGGGTGGTCTCCCATGAATAAGATGGTCGGTGAACCATACATGGGAAAGCTTACTCCACTTGCTGTAGAAGCAGGGGCGGGAGACTTGGACGTATATAACAGATCATTTCACATGCCTAATCAACTTCGTGACAAGGTTATGAAGTCGGCTATGGCGGCACAAGGCACCGCTGGAAAGTTTCTAGAGTACCCTGACTACATACAACGAAAAATGAAAGAAGAAATACTTGACAGGGTTGCCGAGAAACTAAAAGGTGGAAAGAGAATTTAACGTGTGAGTCACACAAATGCCCAAAGTTCCATTACCCACACCAAGGCCAGATTACTTCGTGGATCGGTTCGCGATACAGCCACAGCCACAATTCAGAACTGGCAATATGGAAGCGGCAGTGGATACGCTGCAAAGGATGAAACAGGGCGAATCGACAGACTTAACACACTTCATACAACAGTTAATGATTCAAGAAGCTCTCAACTTGCCATTCAGTTGGAACTTCAAGGAGCCAGTGATCCGTGAAATTACCGAGCCAACTGATCCGAAGCCTGTGCCATTGCTAAGTGTCACGAATGAACCTGCTAGCAATCCACTTCGAGACTTTGAGTCCAGAGGTGATTTTGAATACGACTACGCTCCTGACCACGGGTATCACAGGATCGGTATCCCTGAGGCTATGAACCCGCGAACGTTTATGAGCAGGTTTGCCGAAGCGATGGACACCAATCCCGATTTCAATCGGAGGTGGGACAAACGAGTTAAAGGGGCAGAAGATATGATGCCCCAAGTAGACGAAGCCGAAGCGATGGTGAAGGACGAAATCGACAACAAAGGAGATTGAAATGCCCCAGATGCCCCCTCCCGGTGGAATGACTCAAGGAATGGCTCTCCAGCAGAAGCTTGCAGAACTCATGCAAGACCCTGTGGCCAGAGCCGGTATGCAAGCGCACATGCAAGGTGGTGACCCTCGCATGGCTGGAGCGCAGATGGCGATGCAAGACCCAAGAATGGGGATGGCTCAGAGAGATGTTCCTCCTACAGTTGGTGTTGCTCCCGAGAGTGACAGACTTTCAGGAGTGGGACGTGGTGGCGCCTCTGGCCCTTCTACCGATCAAGACTTGTATAACGCTCAGGAAGCTAATCAGGGGGTCAGAGGTAATCTGCCGGTGAGACCTGACACTGGTGGATACACAGGCTATGGCGAGGAAATGGACTCGCAACAGGATATTCGCCAAACTCCCATGCCTGATCGTGCAGAGGCTATGGCACAGGACAAAATCGACAAAGCTGGCAACACATTCGACGGCACAGATGCTCCAACGCAGAACGATATCGAGAGGCTCACAGCTTCACCGACCGACTCGATGGTTGAAGCGTTTGACGAGCAATTCGGTGACGGGGCCGCAGCGAAGTACATTAACCCGGATGGAAGGAAGCCGGGGCAAGCCAGTGACGACGGGGACGCGGACGACAAGGACTACTAAGTTCGTGTGATTCACACGGGAGAGTGAAATGGCTGACGACGACAACAATGATCGTGAAGTAAAGGACGGCACGCCGACAGAGGAACCCACTCCGCCGGATGAGGAACTCTCCTATCAAGAGCAACTGAAAAAGGAACTGCTGCAACTTCAAAAGATGCAGCAGACTTCCATATATCCCCCAAAAGGACAAGATCGCGTGCCTCAGGATTCCATAACCAAAGAGACGTTAGTTATGGATCCTAACACGCCGCAACTGCCACAGCCGGATTACACCCCGACTGGTACGGCTAAAATCAAAATGCTCTCTACAGAGAGTAAGCCCGGCAAGACGTTCTCTCCAGAGGTAGAGCGTGCCATTGAACAAGCCTCAAGACTAAATGGCGTGGACCCTAAAGTCCTCCGAGGATTTGTCGCTGTTGAGAGTAGCGGCGATCCTCGGTCGAATATAGATCGAGCCACTCAATACAAGGGCCTATTGCAAATGGGCCGCGAGGAATGGCTACGACACGGTGGGGGCGGAGACATCTATAACCCCGAGCAGCACATGGCTGGGGCAGTTAAGCTTATGGAAGCAAACCGAGAAGCTTTCATAAGAATCAAAGGCCGAGAGCCTACACCGGCAGAACTCTATCTGATGCATCAACAAGGGCCGGGGTTCTACACCAGAGGGGCTACGACAAACCTTATCGGTAATCTACCTCCCCAAGCTCGTACCGCTGAGAACCTAACTCGCGAGGGTTTTGAACGTTGGTGGACTGACAGAATCAATCGAGCTATTGCGGCGCGTGGCACGGCCCCGACTATGCGTAAGGTAGAGGATTCCGGTCTGCCATCCGGGTTCCTATATCCGGGCGCATGGGCTGACGTTGGCGGCCCTGAACTTACCAAGGGAGGTATCCCCAACACACCTGAGGCTCAAGCTGAAATCGCTCAGCTAATGACTGGCAAGCCTCTCGAACAAATGGGTGGCTCTGAGCGTGCTGCAAGAGAAGTCGCGGCAGAAGCACAAAACGATCCGCGATATCGTGGCACACGAACAGTGCCCGGAGTGAGAACCTCACGCGAGAGTGCACAAGTTCGAAGCGATCTTCCCGGTGTGAATCAAACGGAGACGTTACCAATTCCCGGCATTGTCTCTCCGGGAGAGCAAGCGGTATTGGACGCTACTGGTCCTAGCATGTTCTCTACGATACAGAACTATCAAGATCAGAACAGACCATTGCCTCCTACCCGGAAACCCGAGCCCCCGCCAGACTTGAGCTTCCTTGATAAGCTCAAAGCCGTTATGAGATCATTCACCGCTCCGATACCGAACATCGGAGAGACTAGTTTGGCTATGGCTGATGCTGAGAACGCAGCCACGATGCAGCAAGGTGAAGCGTTAAAGGGTATCGCTCAGGGTATCCCAAGCGGCCTTATGGCTCAGCCTGTGCAGATCGCCGGCGGTGCAGCGGTTCCTGTTGTTGGTGGAGTGGGCTTGTTGTCTGATTGGGACGCGGCTAAGCGTAAAGCCTTTGAGATCGCTCAAGGAACCGAAGATTGGACAAGGGCTCGCCAAGAGACAATGGGTATTGACCCAAACAATGTGAACCCTGCCCAACAGGTAGGACAATGGATAGGCCAGAACATTGGCCCCGGCATTGCAAGCACGTTAAAGAATATCGGCTTCTCTGCTCTTGGGGATCAAGTCCTCGGCCCGGCTGCGGAATACATGGCAAAGAACTACCCGATACCGAATGTCAATCCCATCCAACCCGCACAAGCCGCGAGTGCATTCGGTAAGCCGCCTCTTATCGTCAATACTCCCGGCGGACCCGTCGTGATGAATGACGAGAAGCTAAACGGCATGGTCTGGGGTGGCATATTCGCTCTAGGCATCGGTGCTGCCCCTTCGGCTGTAAGCAAAACAGTAAGGGCTGTGAAGGAGATGAGGCCATATGGCTGGACAGGAATGGCTGACATTTTCGACCCTCGACGTGAGGTTAAAGGCGCGCCCGGCACAGTCGCGGCGAGCATACCAAGCGACATACTCAAAGGCGGCATTGTGGACAATTACCAGTCAATGCTCGATATTGCCGATCGACAGGCTCGATATGACAAGGGTGTAAAGATCGGGATTGATCCGTATGCTGCTGATGCTGCCAAGTGGCAGTGGCGTGTCCAGACAGGCTCAGGTGCTCAGAACTTGATCCAGAGAGTGATCGAAGAAGGCAAGATGGATATTGGGAATTTCAAGATCGACATTCCCGTACCGATCAAAAAGCTCGCTGAGTTCTCAGAGGCTAACCCTGCGTTCCCTGAATACATCAAGATGCGAATGATTGTCGAGCATCTGACCAACAACGCGATACAGCGGAACAAGCTACAGTCGGGCAAAGTGAACCCGATGGGCAAGTTCCCTGATACGGTCGAGGACAACTTTGGCAGAACCTACAACTTAACCATCGCACAAGACAAAGCGCATAGGATGGAACAAGATCATCCTGACTTTGTGACTCAGCATCTCAACTATCAGGACAATCTAGCAAAGGTTCGAGAGTTCATCAGCGACAAAAACACTAGTTGGATTGAGCATCCTATCGCGCTCAATCAACAGGCTATGAGGGCTCCGTCGTCACCGATCTTCTCTCACAGGAAGAATGTAGACGAGTACCTTGGCAGAGTGCTTAGTGGAGAAAATCCATTGAGCGTCACTGAGACGGCTATGCGTGAGGCTATCGGCAAGCAGATGAAATTCGACGCCGAGCAGCATTACATAAACAATGTAGCGTCAAGGGATGCTTTCACGCCACGCACTGCGGAGTGGGTCAAGAACAACCCACAAGCAGTGAACAGCGGAGCAGTGCTTACTCGCAAGCTTGGAGGGCAGACTACTCATTGGACGGCTGATCCATTCATTGTGAGTATGCTAAACGCGGATCACATGCCTGTCACTGGATGGGGACAATGGGGCAGTACAGCCAAGAACCTATTCCAAGCAAGTACAACGGGATTGTTCGCACCGCACTTCGCTCCCACGGGTGGCATTCGTGCTATGGAGCAAGGATGGACAACGGCTCCTAGCGGAGTGAAAACCGCAGGAGGGCGAACAGTGTTACCCGCAGGACCGGCGAGTTCTTTAACTGCCATACCAGCACAGCTTGTGCCGAGGGCATTAGGTGCCATGTCTCCGACTGTTGCGTGGTTCGAGAACAGGATACAGAACTCAAATCTCGCACAGTTGATTGACCCTAAGTATCACAACTTAATGTCTCGTGCGATGGAGAAAGCGTACAACGATTCGCATTACAAACTGATGTTAGATAGCGGAGCATTCTCAGGGACAACGCTGCAACAGGATCGTGTGATTCACTCGAACATCACGAAGGCGAAGCTGAGGAATACCAACCCTCAGATGGCGCCGATCTATGAGTACATGGAAAAGGCCAGCGACGCTTGGTTGAAATTCGCGTGGAACCCTGTTAAGGCTACGGCCCATGCAGCTAATGAGACTCTGCGTGCTGTGCAGGAAGCTCCCAACTTCGCATGGTCGCGTAAAGTAGCTAGAGGCGCGACTGATACGGAACGCCCGACTGTCGATGGGCGGCCAATGTCTAATTCAGAACTTGCCATGCGTATGAGAAATTACACAGGCGACCCCTCGACCAGAGGATTTATTTACTCCAAAAATCCTATCACTGGTAAGACGGAGACACTCAATTTCCAAGGGGCGAACAAATTCCAAGACATGAGGGCTGACGCATACAAACAAGCTGGCGTCTTTGCACACGGAGCGCGTATAGCAACTCCTTGGGCTGGCGTGCTGGTTCAAAGCCCGGCCGCGACACTGAAAGCTATGAGAGACAATCCTGTAAGGGCTGGCATGGCTTTCGCTGCATCTCATGTGATGCCTGAAACAGCGGCTTATCTCTGGAATATGCATCAAACAGAGGAAGATAAGAAGCGGGCTATGGATGAAGGCAGGGCACCCTACGACTATGTTAACTACATGCTCAACGGTCGTGGAGACAATCCATTACTGAACAACACATATTTCGCTCCGGTAGGCGGTAGACCCCCGCAAGAGGGAGTTGAGTTCAGACACTATCAGGAAGGCATACTCCAGCGGTATATGACACGGGCTTGGTGGCAGCAATATTTCGGCCTGAGCATGTCCACTATGAGTGAGGACTTAGCCGGTGCTGCTTGGGGAATGTTAGGTGGAGCAATCATACCACCGCAGCCGAGTTGGTGGAATGCGATGCTTGGCGCTCAGGGAGCGGTGTCGCCACAAGGTTGGCTTGGCGGCATCCAGAAGCGAAAGATCAATCCGTATATAACTCTTGGCGGCGGTGAGAGTGCGCTAGAACTGACAGCCCGAGCAATTGTACCATCGCTGGCTGATATGGGTATCACAGCTTACAAGGCAGGCATAAGCGCACCCTCATGGGGAGATGTACCGGCAGCGGCTGGAAAGGCAGTAGGTACACGCGAATTGGAGCGCACAGCAATTGTAGGGGACATCTTAGGTTACAAGCCACCAGTGGCTATGTCTACAAAGGCAACCGAAGAGTTGTGGGCGAGGAAGCATACCATTGATGATCTGCTCTACCGCTGGAACGTGTGGGACATCAACAGAGGTGACGTCAAGCAGAAAGCTGCGTCTAAGGAAGGCGGCAAGTTTGTTGAGTCATTCTTGCCAGACAAGCCGCCAGCCTATGACAATATGATACCTAACCCCGGTGAGCCACAGCCCGAACCGAAGAACCCGCTATACAAGATGATGATGAATGAGATGCAAAAGACCTTTGAGCGGGATATGCCAAGCAAGGGTGGCGTGGGTTGGAAGTCCATGTGGAAGGATTACATGAAGTATGGCTCACTCGTAGCGAGAATGAAAACAGTTAACACGGGTGACGAGAGAGCTTGGATGGATAGCCATGTTAATGAGAAGATGGGGGATAGCGTCGAGTTCCTGACGAACCACGGTGTTAATCCATCTAATTTCAAGCAAGTGAGAGACTTCTATGCGGCTCAGCATAATCAAGTTGCACAGATCATGTTGCAAACGATAAAGGCAACTGAACAGCGAATTGATCAGATGCCCCAGATACGTCAGTTGCTAGGAAACAAGCACTTTACGATCAACATGCTCGACCCGAATGAGATAGGGATACGCAATCCCGAGGACTACGAAGGGCACGAGAAATCGGATACGCCCAATTAAAGAAAAACCCCGTGTGACTCACACGGGGCTCTTTCTTAGTTCAGCTTGCAGGGGAATTGGATCGTCTTTGGGTCGTCTACTCTACCTGCCACTGTAATAACCGCAGCGTACTTGCAGTCATTACAAACGATCATATACGCACCACATCTTGGCGCAGGATAAGGCAATTCAAATTTACACGCGCGCTTGTCGTGTTCTTTGCTCAAGACGATATCCATACCATCTGGATACTTTGGGTCTGGTGGACACTCTGGCTCTCGACCAGCATCCAAAAATGTAACCTCGAACTTCTTCATATGAAACCCTTCTCTTTCAGAAGCGATTGAGGGGCTGTAAGAGTATAGCTACCATCTTTTTCCCTCTCAATCTCTGCTTGAGACTTGGGTATCCAAGCTTCCTTATCTCCGTCAGAGACAAGCCATGCCTTCTCAGTTTCGACTATGATACTCACGGTGACGTCAAAGAGTTCCTTCATACTGGCTCCTTCAAGATTTCTGTCGTCGCGCGCCAATAGATGTGACGCTGGTATTTGAACTTCTGGGCCTTGTCCTCTTTGAGAAGTAATTCTAAGTACCCAATAAGTTCATCCTCATCTTCATCTTTGAAGTGCTTGAGCAACGCCGTTTGCCTGACACCATGTAGACCTTGAGCAATGAGAAGGTTCCTCAATTCATGGTGCCATTGTCTAAAAGTTAGAGCTTTACCTTCTCCAAGTGACTCCATCTATGCACTCCGTTCTTGTCATCTCGCACGTATTCCCATTTACCCTTGTCGTTTAACACATACGACACTGGATAACTGATCTTCGCTTCGGCTGGAATGATTAATTCCTCTGCTCGATTGGTATGCACGTTCCTGATGCTGATCGGCTCCTCGGCGTACTTCACCATTATTCGAAGAGCAGTCTTGATAGTCTTAGGACTAGCAATGCATACAAGGTTATCGTGGACGTCAATAGCAACGCGAGCATCGTCGGGCCAATCATCATCCGACTCGCTCTGATACCACACGCGAGTAATCTTATCCCCAATGGTAGATTGCGGGTAAAATGCCACAATCGACTTAAGAACCTCATCATCGATACGCTGAATAACTTTGAACCTTCGACCAAGTGCGTTGTAGACTTCCTTATTCTTTCGAAAGTTTCTCTCTTCTGCATCCCACCATTTTTCGAGTTCAGGGGTCGTTGTATGATATATGATGAAGTTGCGAGACGCTTCGTTATACGATAGCCCTGTAACTTCTGAGAGCTTGAATCTCTCCATACGATAGTTAAGACCATGACGACATCGCTTGGCGACGTATCGGATGGTTGGCTTTCCGTTGTCATCGAAGTCCTCCTTGGGAACTTTCTCGTATGGCACTTTGAACATATCCGAAGCTAGGGCTCGGTGACAATCATAGACTCCATCGAGTCGGGCTTTCTCGAATTGGTGCTGCCACTTAGGGATACCTGCCCTCCACCCTACAACACGAGCTTCCGCTTGCGACAAGTCGAAGTACCCAAACACCATGCCGGGGTCGCACACATACATTTCTCTAGCCCGGACTGGCTGGTTCTGCATGTTCCCACCCTGACCATCAAGTAGACCGGCGGAGGACAATCGACCGGGAGCCTTTTGGACTCCGTTTTGCTTATACTCGCACCTAAAGCGACCATCTTCCCCGACCTTCGATTCGGCATATGTACCGAGAAACTTCGACTCTTCTGCGTATCTGTTGACAAGGGCAATCATCTCCTTTGCCATTACCGGCGTTTCAGGATTCTTGAGCATATGCGCTCTATTACTCTCGTCTGTGGAAGTACCCCGACCCTTTAACTGCAAACGATTGAAATACAAATCCTTCATCTGCTGCCAAGAGCCGGGGTTAGGCGAGTAGAACGGATCACCAGTTAGCAAATGCACGCAATGGTGAAAGTGGTCGAGGATATTCTGCACATCCTCCGCGACGAGTTTCACAATCTCCTGCTTTCGCTTCTCATCAACTGCTACGCCGTGAACCGTTGCACTCACAAGGTGTGGATGCGCTCGCATGACATGGTTGCGATAGAACTCCCACAGACCTTGTTCCTTTAGCTCTACACACATTCTCTCCCAACACCTGAGAGTAATACAAGTATCTTTTCCGTTGTAGCGCCAGAAATCGTCAATGTTACCTCCCTCGCGCCAAGCATCGTACTCATCCTTGTAGAAAGGATGTGTAGTATACTGGGAAGTGAGGAAGCCGAGACTGTGGGGAAGTTGGGGGTAGAGGGTGTGATGTTGTAGGAGGGTGTCGTCTGAGAAAGTGACGCTGAGCCAGTCCTTAAGCCGTAGATGGTAAGTATCGAATTGAGCATTTTGACCAATAAGCGGGGTTCCATTAGACCTGTGTGAATCACACAAATCTTGGACGGCATATAAGATGTCGGCTTCTTCTTGGACACTATAGCGATTATCTCTATCGTCTCGCCAGTTGATACACACGGACCTATGCGGATCGTTAGCAAGCCCGATACATGCTGTTTCTTTACCGATGCCCTCGATGTCAAGGGTTGTAGGCTTCTTAGCGCCTTTGATATCTCTGATTGCTTTGAGAGCTTGTTGGTAAGTCGGGTTGATAAGTGTCTCGATTTCATACGACTTGTATGTTCCTTTGACCACCGCACCTAATCGGTTCCTTATATCTAGAGTGAACACAGGTTCGAGCTTCAACTCACGCATAGCGTAAGCTGGATTGATCGTTATGACATATGTGCCTAGTCTGTTTCCGGGGAACTTGGCGGGCTGGAGGACACTACCACGCCAGTTTGTAACCTTGTCCTCTCCAAGTAATGCGTGTAACGCAAAGTTGCCCATAATAAGGATAGTCTTGAGGTTAGGGAGTCGGGCCAATTCCCAGTGGAGTAGATCAGCCCACTTGTCGAACTCTTCACGTCTAACCTCATTTCGTTCATTACCAGTGCGTGATAGCGATATTTGGCGTTTAACGACATTTGTAACATATACATCTGTTCGATTGAGACCAATAGTCTTGAGAGTGTCGAACAGAAGGCGACCCGATCCTCCGATGAACGGTCGCCCTTTGGTGACTTCGCTTTCGCCCGGACCTTCACCAACAATTGCAATGGAGGCATTGATTGGACCCTCTGAAAAGACTTGGGTCACTAGACCCAAGTCGGAGGCATGTGCACGAAAGTGTTGCTCGATATCATTCGTCGAGGTCAGGTCTTGAATCTGACTCAGCGGCGTGTTCAGCTTTATCACTGGCAACTTGTGCATCGGTCTTGCTCCCAATATCTTCGTGTGAATCACACAGGATTTCTGCGTCTTGGCTCTTAGTGAGAACGGTTCCGCATATCTCACAACAAGTATACGGACCCATGCCACCTCCAGCCATACCGTGTAAGCCGGTTACAGGCTTGGCCTTACGATACACACAGTCGGGGTTTGTGCATTCTACGAACTCGTCATATTCTGGTAAGTCAGGCATGATATTTCCTCATTGAGTTAGTCATCGCCATACGATCGGTGATGATCACGACGTTGTGTTTAGCTCTAGTCACTGCTGTATATAGGTTCCTCCTATTTAGCATTCTCGGGGCAGCACGGGTCATACAGTAAATCACAGTGTCGAACTCGCTCCCTTGCGCCTTGTGAGTAGTGATAGCGTAGCCAAGTTCGATCTTCTTTCTTGGGTCGTAGTGGATGATTGATCCGTGGAAAGGAGAATACGTTTGTATAAAAGGTGGTATAATAAGCTGTCGATCTTCCGTAGAGATTTGTAGACTCCCATCTTCCGAGTTAACCCAATCAATGTATCCGAGGTCACCGTTAAACAGTTTAAGTGTATAATCATTCTGCGTCCAGAGGAACTTGTCACCTCCACGCAACGCAATCGGTGGAGGTGCGTCTTTAAGGATTTTGGCTTTCCTTTCGACACGTAGGATATCTCCGGTTGGATTGAACTTAAGCTGTAACGATGGATTAACCCGATTGGTTCCAAAGTTGCCGTTGCGAGTTGGCATGATTATCTGCACAGAACGTTGAACTACCTCTTCTGTGGTGAAGCTAATCAATTGCTTGATCGGTTGCTCTGTGTAGATAATCTCAAATCGATAGTTCCTTATCGGCAATCTTCCGTTACGAATACGTTCTGCATTGAACAGAACTTCATCGTCTGATCGGAAACAGTGATTGAGTCTTTTGGAGGCTCGCTCTTTAAGTAGAGCTTCGAAGGGCGATCCTTTCTCCACAGGTGGCAATTGCTCGTTGTCTCCGAAGAATCGTATTCTTCCGTTAGGAGGCAAAGCGGCCATGAGTTGCTCGTACAGTTGTTGTGAGAGCATAGAAGCCTCATCAACATATACGACCCGCTCGTTAAGAGGACGTTCACGGTTACGACGAGGATCAGGAGGTATAGGGTTTCCTTGTTCATCTTCCTCATCCGGTTCGGGAAACTCTAAGAGTTTGTGTATCGTCTTGGCCCGAATACCAGTCAACTCATATATCCGCTTGGCCGCTCGCCCAGTGGGGGCAGATAATACAACTCTGCCCGCACCTACCTGTTGCACTGTTTCATCGTAAGCGATACCTAACACGCTGGTCTTACCTGTACCTGCTCGCCCTGTCACTGAGAAGATGCGATTGGACTTATCGAGACACATCTCAATCGCCTCTTCCTGTTCCATTGACAGTTCAATCTCCTGCCTTTTCATCGATTAGTACCTCACCTTTAGTTAGGTCGATGTTATCATTTTGTTCGTAAGTAATCTCAATCCCTAACTCTCTTAGTATTCGCTCCGCACCTTTGACCAACAGCACCCTCATGAGAACGCTATTCGGCATACCCATGTGCTTTGCTGCTGTGTCAAAGAGATATTTGTCTTGTCCTCTCAACCTGACGACAGCGGTGCACATACCCACGTCAGGATAGGGAGGACTCAACGATATTGTGATCATATCAACCTGAGACATTTCGATGTTCTCCAGTTAAGTGGGGCCGTGTGTGAATCACACGACCCCGTTGTTGTTAGGCTCTCGGTGAACCGTCAGGATTTCGAGTGATTGTGACATTCGCCCACATGGCACAGTCACGCAACCTACGCATGATATGGGTCTTGTCTGGACCCTCAGGGAGAAGCTTGTCGATCTCGCTGGCGAACTGAGTGAACGCCATGCGACAATCAGACATAGTTTTCATCTGAGCATCAGTGGGTTTGAGGTACTCGAAAGCAGTATCATGTAAAGACATTGTATTCTCCAAAAGAGTTGGGAGAGGGCACAATTGCCCCCTCCCGTTGACTTACTCAGCGGCGACGACCACGACCACCGGCCGCAGCACGCGCAGGTGCTTTAGCAGCCACAGTCTCTTCGACCACCTCGTCAGCCTCTTCCTCACGCGGAGGGGCTTCCTCTGCGGCGAAGAGAGAGCGAACGCTCGCCCTCATTTCACCTTCGAGGTTCTTCTCAGTCCCGACGTTGATGCCGATGTTCTGGTTCATCCATTCGTTCGGGTTGATCTCGTTCGTATTAGAATCGAGACCAAGCTTCTCCACGAACTGACGGAGGTTCCATAGCGACCTGCGATCATTCCCCTTCGGAACCAAGAGGCGGTTGTAAAAGAACAAAGCACCATCCTCGTAGTGCTCCGCAACCTCAGCGGGAATGTTCTCAGCCGGGACGAGAATACGAACCGCGAAATACTCGTTTCCTTGCCCCGAGGTCTTAACCTCGACAGACTGAATCTCCCCGACGTACTTCCCGACGGGTATCTCCGGCGGGCGTTCCACGTCAGACAGATTGACGTCTAGCGAGATAATACCAAGTTCTTCCTGTTCAGCCATGTTAATGGACTCTCAGTTAGGTGGTGACCGGCCCACCTTGTTAATGATGAACTTCCCCGGTCGGAAGTTCGTGTGATTCACACTAACCAGAGTGCGGACCAATCTTTATAACGTTGTTATCTTCCTTGTCGCCACCTGTGCGAGTAGAAGGAACTTGAATACGCTGCATACCTGACTTGTGCCACTGTTCCCAAAACCCGGCAATTGTGGTTTGACCCAATGTGTTATTTGGCTTAGTGGGGTCATAGTTCACCACGAATGACGACTCACCACGCTGATCGAACATCCTAGTTTTCATCGGTTTACGCGAGCCTGAAACTCGAACGGTAATGATGCGATTCCGCTTGCCCATAGGCTCTTGGCGAAAGTTCCATATCTCTGACAACTGGGCAGATACGTTGTTCACTAGTTGACCACCCAATGACATGCCTATGTGCTCAATTGTCTCCACACCTTTATTGTCGATCTTGGTTACTGGATCATTCTCATGGGCAATGAAGATGATGTTAACCCGGTGCTTACCAGTGATGAACAATAACGATTTCATCAATGCGATAAGATTGGCATTCCTCCCGCCATAGGCTGATCGACCGGGAGACTGCATGGTCGGAGTGAACATGGTACTCTTGCCTATACCATCTGCCACAGCTTTTTCTAAGCCCAAATACTGAATAGCCGTGAGGTTATCCACAACCACGGTTTTGATATTCCTGCGTTCATACAATTGCTGATCCAACCCGAAGGCATTCCTACCGATACCGTGCTTGAATACTTCATCCGCAGGGACGCTAGACAAATCCATCACGAACACGTCACTTCTAGCACTAACACTAACATGCTCGCCTTCCCCAAAGGACAACCAAAGCTTGTCCCCCGGTGCCGTCGCTGCATATGTCGTTTTACCTGCGCCAGCCTGTCCCCATATCAGCATGGACAGCCTGACGCTGGCATCGACGCCCCTCTTAATGGGGAATTTTACTACGTCGTTCATTCCTGCAACGCCCTTTCGCTCGGGGACGGAACAGCATCAATCATTTGATCCCACTGTTCACGGCGACCTTCTGGAGTGTCACCACAGAATGGAATGAGCGCACACGGACGGAAATAGCGATTACACGAATGAGTGCGGCGCTCTGAATGTTCCCAATCGACTTGATACTCTTCAAATATCTCAACTTGCCTACGTACCCAATTGGCCCAATGTAAAATATCATCTTTGGTTCGAGAAACAGGCTCCACATGAACATCCTCGCCACGGTACATTGGCTTAAGTCTGCATCCATACACTCTCGCGTGATACATGCTAAACTGAAACAGTGCCATTCCACACGCCATATACCCTGTGATCTGGTGACGCATTTTAAAGGACTCAATCCACGCCTTGTCCATTCGAGCGGCTGTCTTGTTTTCTGCCATAGTAACTCGATTGTTCTTTGAAGCATTACACAGAATCCCGTCTAGAGTTCCGATGTAACGAATGCGCTTGCCATCCATATACTCTAGAACTACATCGAACACTTGTTCGACACCAGTGGGTTTCAATGGGTCTTTCGGATTATCAACCCATATGGGCCAAGCATAAAGATACGGATATGTTTCCCTCGCATATACTACCGCAGCGGTTTGCATGTTGGCAAGGGTACGATTCTTATCCTTTGGATCGTCGTAATACCCTGACGTATTGAGAACGTCAAACGCGAGTTGGGCGATCTGATCCATGTCGCTCGTGTGTTTCACACAAGCTTTCCAAATCTCGATCCATCTTTCGACGCCGAATATCCTCTCCCCAGTAAGCTGCGCGTGTTCCGGCAAACCCTGAAACTTCCACAGTTGCCAGCACCTCATCGCAGCGAAAAACTGATGCATAGCCTCCCCAGCCTCTAAAGCCAAAGCACGCCCGTGTTGGGGATACTGACGTTGCATGTGGATAACACCGAATGTAGGGCATTCACTTATACTTTCTAAACGACTGTTCGAGAAAGCCCGGAGCGTCTTTGTCTCCGCCGGTAGGGTCGGGAGTATCTCCCTCAGTTCGTGGAAGTGAGTAGTCGTATTCATCTCCGTCGTTTCTCTCAATAACTTCGTCAGTTCCTTCGTTTCTGAACTCGACGGTATCTTTCTTTCCGACTTCGGGGGCTTTACACTTTGAGTCCGCATTGTAGTATTCCTTTATTGTCTTGTGCCACGCATTCAGACAGATCATGAAGTTTTCGAAGTTGGTTCCGTGTGAATCACACACACGCTCTAAGTTCTTCATCGATTCGTAACGCCTGCACTCTGGCTCATGATCGAAGAACGTACCATCAGGAGCGAGGAAGCCCTTAACTTGCTTGGACATTCTGTGGCTCCTTCTCCTTCGCCACAAACAATACCGGGCCGCACAATTGCATGCGACGCGGTTCCCCCTTAGGACACGCTTTCATCCAACACGCCGAGGCGAGAGGATTAAATGCCATACCCTTGATGTACCCTTCCTCGTTGGCATACGCAGTTCCACGATTAAGCTTCCTGCCATCAAACTCCAACGAAGAGAAATATGGAATAACCTGAAACGATCCCTCCACATATTTTTGGATTACCTTCCAATCCGGTGGTTTCTTCTCTACGGTTGATATCAGTTCGCCATCAGGCTTGATTGTGACGTAACGGTAACTCATGGCGTATCTATCCCTCCTGTTTTCTTAAACCTAGCAACAACCTCTTCCATCATCTCGATGATGCTCTCCCGCTTAGCATTCGAGATGTAATTGGTTCGCGCCCCCGGAGGACCATTGAACGGCATAACGAGCAGCACAAATGCGTTCTTACGGTCGCCACCCCTCAGATCACCATTGAACATCTGATCCAAGAAGCCAGCCAGATCATTCATCATCTCTTTGAACAGTGGATCAATCTCAGTCATCGCTTACATCTCCAATATCGATAGCCGCGTTTGTAGTAGTATCGCTTGTGACACACAAACCGCTTCGTGTGAGTCACACGGTGTTTCTTGACCTTAACACGAACCTGTTCAACTGGAGCAGGCTCAACGCTTGTTGGGTGCGGCCATCGATCAACGAAATCATCTGCTCTAGTTGGGATCGTCGTTAGTGATAGGCACAGAGTCAAGCTCGACACCATCAACGTCGCCTCTAACATGCTTATTAAGGTCTTTAAGCCTTCCATCGAGTACCTCATGCAGAGTCACAAAGTTTCCCATAACGTTAGCTAACTCATTCACGATACTCGAACACGCATCCACTTGCTTCGCCATATGGAGTTGGCGCTCATACACAATTCCAAGCATATACCTTATGCCCGGATCACTCACTCTGTTTTGTAGTTCTTTGTTGAAAGTGTTCCAGTCCATCAGTGTGTCCTCCCTTTGAAGAACCCCTCCACCAAATCCTTGGCAATATCCTGTATATGCTCACGATCCGCCACTACCAACTGATAGTAGTATTCGAGGTTGTTAATGGCTGTGGTATGCAACTCCACCATAGCCTCATCAATTTCGCCCCTACAAACAGGACACTCGTCAAGGTGTTGTTTGTACTGTCCTTCAATCAATGCAATTGCACTACCCAACGCAGCCCCAAACACCGCAATGGCAGTATCTCCCGGCCAACTGTTGAATAGCTTCACGATCAAACGCTGTATATCCATGAACACTTCAACCTGTTCAGGCGTTCCCGTCTGGAACTCATAATTCTCTGGGGGCATTCTATTTCCTTTTCGCCAGTGTGATGCGATCCATGTTCAAGTCGGCTTCGGTCTTTAGCATTTGACACGTAGCCAGATACCCTTCGATCTTCTCTAGGTCTTTATCCAGACGAGCTAACGCCTTACCCATCTGTTCGTAATTACGAATGAGTTTATTCGTAACCGAGTTGTTATCCTTCTCTAGTCTGAGAAGCTTAGACTGTTGGTATTCCAAGGCCCCGGCGAGACGCCGAATACGAACTTGCTCTAAGTGAGCTTCGACTTGCTCGCGAGTGTGATCATCAAATGATGGTGCGAGTACCAAAGGCATTACGTCGCCCTCCAAATGACTTTTGGATTGTTGACGTATTGGGTGGGACGATATCGATCAGCCGCTATATCTTGAGCGTACAAGATCGCATATGCTGGCTGGCCCTCGAAGTTGTCATACTTGACCACTTGCATCACGCGAGGATCGTCGGAATAATAACCACCGTTAGCCATGATCTTATCAGCTATCTCTTTCGACACTGTAGCCATCACGCCTCTCCCTTTTCCGCAACGGTGACACGCCGCACCTGCGTATTGCCCGGACGTTTGGCTTCCTCAATCAACTGTCGAGTGATTGCATGGGGAACCTTATAGTCCTTTAGCAACCTGTTCGCGAGCCAATCAGCGTTGAACTCCCTGCGCGGCACGGACACATTGACTTGCACAATGTACCTACCGGCTTCGCCAAGAACGTGGTTGCCTGCAAACGAGAGGGTTTGTGGATCGACAAGCCTACCATCAGAAATCAGCTTGTCCATAAGCTCTTTGTATTTCTTCCCCGAGACTTGCTCAATGAGCTTCCACACAAACAGCATTGCAAAATCTTTGCCTGCATTCGAACGTGATGGGAAAGACAACCGATCCTGTAGACGATCCAAATCCATCCACACCTGAGCCTGTAAACCTAAGTTCGTCTTAACTTCCGACATTCTCTTCTCCTGTTTTCGTGTGAGTCACACGCTCTGAAAAACTCATCCTACGCTCTTTCTCCCCGTACTTGTAACCGTGTAAGTACGAGTCGTTATCAGAGGCACCATCATAGCGCCGCTGATTTCGGTGGATCAGATATGGCAATCCTGCTTTGCCATGCCTCCGACCAATTCTAAACTGTATCACTCCCATGTTTCATCCTCATTATCACCAAGAACCCACAGCCCTTCTTCTCAATATCGGTAATGTGACTGCACTCCTCACATCGACCCTTCGCGTAGAACGTATCAGGCATATCAATCGTCTGACGTGACTGACACTTACTACAAGTGAACTTCTGATACACCTGATGACCCTCACGGATCAACTTATCAGCTATCTTGAGACATTCCTGCACAGGTATGTCGTTCGGTAACCTATCGGCCGCCTGTCCACCCAACAACCTATCAGTCATCAAACCCTCCTCCAGATATCCTGCAACTCTTGCAGAGCATCTTCCAGTTGCTTGAGAACTTCGTCACGTTCCTTTGTTCGAGGCTCCCTCTTTAGTATCTCTATTGCTTCCTTCAAGTTCCGCAGGGCGAGTGTTACCGTCATCATCCACCATCCATCTGTTCACGTATATCTCAATGTGTGTCCAGTTCAAATCTGCGTTTGCATCCGCCGTGTGAATCAAACGACCGACCGCAGCTTGGACAGCACTACGCAATGTACCACCATCAATCTCAACAATACACAGCGACTCTCCCTCAACATCAATCATCTTGGCTCGCGTTTTCATTCTAAATCCCCATCTAGACCAACAATCAAGACATATAGGTTCACCCTTAGACGTAAATTTAAAGTTAGACCGAACCAGTGATGAGACTGGATAGCCCATGTTCTTATCCTTACATTTTTTAATTGTGCATACCCAACCTCCTCTCATTCTAAATCCCCATCATCAAGCGCATGATAACCCCGAACTTCTAACCACTTCTTACTCTTTAACCTATATTCCTTTGGTAAGTTCTTGGCCGCCGTGATGCTTTTGTGCCAAGTGATTTCCATCACAGCTTTACTCCTCGGCACTGGTAGGTTTCGCTTCTTTAGAAACTCCCTTAAAGCGTCGGGATTTTGGTACCGCAGAATATAGTCTCTTTCCCTTAGGAACTCTAGTAATTTTATACGATGGTCTGTTGATGACCTCATTCTTCCTCCCCGAAAGATATACTGTGATAGTGCGCACGAGTCCATTTGGACCTACCTCCATATAAGTGCCATAAGTACGAGACGGATCGTAAGCGACCCAGATACGCATTCCACCTTTACGCGATACCTCGATCAGTGGCACTTGGGCAGTCAAACAGTCGATCGCAACGAAATCTTGCAGCCGCTCTAACGTAAGCGGCTTGGCTTGCTCGAACCTCGACCTTGTTCCAGTCATGGCTCTTCTCTCCGCACAAAGATGACATTCTCTTTCATCTCTTTGAGAGGCAACGCAGCGTCAATCATGTAATGGATTTCGCCTTTATCGTTGGCGGTCACGTTGTAGTTGTATTCCCTCGTGTGATTCACACGGGCCAAACTTTGAGCCACAGCTTCGGTGTACTCATCGTCGGAACACAGGGCACTCTGTAGCGCCACCATGTCATTCATAACCAGATCGTAATACTTTGGAATATGAACGTGAGGAGCGAGCTTTTTATTCCTCACAAACCAAAGCATCATTTCCAAACGCCGAATAGCCGCAATGATATGCGGCTCTGCTTTATGCAGGTTCTCTGTCATCACTTGTGACTCCTGTTTTCGTGCGACTCACACGGCAAGTGTTCAGGGTGCCGTGTTCTTAGTTTTTCCTTCCCCGTATTGATTACGCCAACGGGCAGGCGTCTTTTCTCTCATATTCTCTCTATTGGTAATAATCACAACGTTATCAACTGAATAGCTGCCTTCATCATGTTTGCGAGCCATACAGTATTGGTTTCCACCTTTACCACGTTCGGCCCATTTACCAGAGGCAAACCAAATATCACACCACTCCTCAAAGGTTAAATTCCATCTTATTCCTCTGGTTTTAGCCATGCCTTTTTGTCCTGTATAGGCATGCCAAACCTTTTTGTGCGCTTCCTCTGCTACATATTTGTGCATAATGTCAACCTGCATACAATTTGATAGCGATTGTATTACATTAGCACATAGTAACTACCATGTCA